CTGCAAAACACAAAGTCATCATCATTGATGAGGCAGATAACACAACCAATGATGTACAACTCCTCCTACGGGCGTTTATTGAGGAGTTTAGTGGCAACTGCAGATTCATCTTTACCTGCAACTACAAAAACAAAATTCTCGAACCACTTCATTCCCGCACAACGGTTATCGAATTCGGAATCGGAGGTAAAAACAAACCTGCCATTGCAGCCCTCTTCTTCAAACGTATCCAAGAAATCTTGGATACAGAAGGTGTTAAATATGATAACAAGGTCCTGGTAGAACTCATTAACAAACATTTCCCTGATTGGAGACGTGTTCTAAATGAGTGTCAAAGGTATTCTTCTTCTGGTAGTATTGATTCAGGTATTCTTGCAACTTTTAGTGATGTAAAAGTAAATGAACTCATCAAAAACCTCAAAGAGAAAAACTTTGCGGAAGTTCGTAAGTGGATCGTTTCTAATTTGGACAATGATACTACTGTACTTCTGCGTCGTGTTTATGATAATCTATACGATTCCCTGGTCCCTGGTAGCATTCCTGCTGCTGTCCTTGTGCTTGCTAAGTATCAGTATCAAGGAGCATTTGTGGCGGACCAAGAGATAAATATGCTTGCATGTATGACTGAAATTATGGTGGAGTGTGAATTTAAATGATTGAATTTTTAATTGCTTGTTCTCCTGTTATTATCAAACCCGGACACTTTGGTCCACCACCTGGATTGAGGTCTAACTGTGGTCCTGGTGACACAGAACTTGTAGAAAGCGTCGAAGAACGAAAAACAAGTAGAGTGAGAATCCCTACACAACAGATTACTATTCTTAATTGGAAAATTTCATTATGATTATTTCAGATAAAACATATTCAGAACAACGTAAAGATCGTATGCAAAATGCGATTGATGATTATCTCAACGATGATAGAGTATCAGTACAACAAACGTATGAAGAGATGCTATCTGGCATCGATGATGTGATAGAATATCATAAGAACGCATACTGTCGTGCTATATCTCTTCGAGATTTAATGGTGGGGGGTGAATCCAAATGAAACGAAGACATCAAGTAAAATCTAAGTTCTATTATCTCTTCTGGGGAACTGCTACTGTTGCAGTTGTTCTAGGACAACTATATGTTGGAACTGGATATCGTGTATTACATGGTGATATGCAAGAACTATTCAATAGGATTGATGGAGTTCTTCTTCGTGCGGATGAACCGAACTACCTATGAGTTTTTTAAAAACTGACAAGAGTAATTTAGTTGAACCAAAGGTAAAAACTACTCCTCAAAATGTGGCAGAATCAAACGATAGTTTATTTCGTGCTACAATGAATCTACCTAATGCCGCAAAGCATTGTGGTATGACCGAGAAGGAAATGAAACTAACCTTCTGGGAATATTTAAAATACAACAAACCTGATTATGAAGTGCCTGAGAGTTGATGTTAAAACCCAAGTCAATATCTTTATCAACGATGATGATGACTATTGGGCAATCAAACACAACGCAATGCAGCAAGTGCATGATGACATTCACTGGCACTTGAAAGATAAATTTATTATTGATTATGAAATCTCTGAAAACTCCCCTCAGGTATCCAGGGGGTAAATCCCGTGCCTGTGTCAAACTAGATCAGTTTATTCCTGATCTACGTGACTACAAAGAATACCGTGAACCATTCTTGGGTGGTGGTAGCGTAGCAATTCACATTACTAAGAGGTATCCTCATCTTAATGTATGGGTCAATGATTTGTATGAACCTCTCTATAATTTTTGGAGAGCTCTGCAGGATAATGGTCGTGCTCTTTGTAAGCAACTGCAAGAACTAAAGTCAGAACACCCTGATCCAGATTCAGCACTTAATTTATTTTTACAAGCAAAGGACATTGTAAATGACGGAACAAAAAGTAACACAGAAAGAGCTACTGCTTTTTATATCCTTAATAAGTGTAGTTTCTCTGGTCTTACTGAGTCTTCCTCATTCTCCAAACAGGCATCAGTTTCAAACTTCTCACTGCGAGGAATTGAAAAACTCCCAGGATACACAAAGATAATTGAGAACTGGAAGATAACTAATTTTAGTTATGAGCAACTTCTTACTGATGATAAGAACATTTTTACTTACTTAGATCCACCATATGAGATTGGTTCTAATCTATATGGCAAGAAAGGAAGTATGCATAGTGGATTTAATCACGACCATTTTGCTGTCAAGTGTGACCGATTTGTTGGTCCTCAACTCATATCTTATAATTCATCTCAACTTATCAAAGAAAGATTTGATGGGTGGCAAACAGGTGAATTTGATTTAACATATACTATGCGATCTGTTGGTGAGTATATGCGTGAACAAAAAGATCGTAAGGAACTTTTACTTTTTAATTATGGAATTGAAGGATTGGTTGAATAGTATCAACTTTAACAAAGAGGACCTCCGTGAGAACATTAGCTCTTACCCTCCATATATCGTTAATCGTTGTCTGTCTGGGCACCTTGATTGCGTCATGTTTGTCAATGAGATGAACAAATATCACTTCTTAGACAAAGATATGCAATATTCATTTTTCCTAAATACTTTGAGGAAAAAGAAGAGATTCTCTCCCTGGCTCCGCAAAGAAAAAGTCACAGACCTAGAATGTGTCAAACAATACTATGGTTATAGTAATGAAAAAGCATCTCAAGCTCTGAAGATTCTTACCCCAGAACAAATTAACTTTATTAAACAACGACTTGATATTGGAGGAATGAAATGACCGTAGAACCTACTGTCGAATGGTCACAAGATCAAATGGTTGAGGTCATCCTCAACGAACCAGATGACTTTCTAAAGGTCCGTGAGACCCTTACACGCATCGGTGTAGCATCCAGGAAAGAGAAGAAACTCTATCAGAGTTGTCATATCTTGCATAAGCAGGGTCGGTATTTTATCGTCCATTTCAAAGAGTTATTTGCCTTGGATGGTAAACATGCTAATCTGACAATCAATGATGTTCAGCGACGTAATCGTATTACTCGCCTTCTTGCTGATTGGGGACTGATTAGTGTAGTCAAAGAGGATACGGTTTCTGATATCGCGCCTCTCAACCAGATCAAGGTTCTTGCATATAAGGATAAGGGCGAATGGGTATTAGAACAGAAATATAATATTGGTAAGAAGACTAAACCACAAGAAGAAGTAGCTAAATAAGACTGAGACCTTTCGTGCGGTCTCTACGAAAGTCGGAACACCACATAAAGAGGTTCGGTTATTACCGTTCCTCTTTTTTTGTTGCCATGTTATAAATAAGTATGGATGCCTTCGGGGTCCACAAAACACAAACTCGCTTTTAAAGGAGCTACTAATATGGGCAACCTTACACGCTACACGGCGGCAGATCTTCCTGTGCTGTTGGATAAGATTTCCAAGAACAGTATTGGTATGAACGACTACCTAAATAGAGTGTTCGATTTACATGAGACAACATCGAACTACCCTCCCTACAATCTAATCACGGTCAGCAACGTGGAGTCCAGACTGGAATTGGCATTGGCAGGATTTAAGAAGAAAGAAGTCAATGTCTACACACAAGATGGTAAACTCTTTATCGAAGGTCAGAAAGAGGACAAAGAAACGGAAACAAACTACCTTCACAAGGGTCTGGCTCAACGGTCATTTACTAGAGCGTGGACGCTCTCTGACGATACAGAAGTTCGATCAGTTGATTTTGAAGATGGGTTACTGAGTGTCACTCTAGGTAGGATTGTTCCCACTCACCACCAGCGCAAAGATTGGTTTTAATTTCTTAACATATTAGGTAGGGGAGGTTGACTCCCCTTTTTTTTATGCTATAATATTTGAGTAAACCAATAAACACCCTGCATTAGTGCAGCACTTTCTTTAGGGTTGGTGAATAGTTTGTTGATTACCCTATAAAAAAATGATTGATCAAAAGAACATGTTAGAAACCGTCTCTACTATGGAGATGGACTATGAAAATTTTATTCGTCTTCTGGAAGTTCCCATGCAGAGGAACACTGAAGAAAGACTTAAGACGGCAAAGCACCTTAGAGTTTTGCGTCCAGAACATTGTATTGTCCACCTGGTAAGACTGACCAAGGACTGTACGGTGAAAGGTAAACTTTATCGCAAGGGGACACTGATGCGTGTTGATAGCAACACCCGTGCGATGACTTGGGAGGAAGGAAAATCAGATGCTATTCCTGAGAAAGTATTAGCAATCATCTATGATTGGGAAACTATGGATGAAGTAAAAGGGTGCTATAATTGTTTTGATTCTTCTGAGGCAACCGAAAAGAATCAACAGAAACTTTTTGGTATTATTACTGGCATGTATAACTACCAACCAAAATCTCAACGTCTTACACAAGGAATCATTTTGTCGGGACTGAACAAAGCCTGTCACTTTATGTATCCTGATCGTTGGAATCAGAGTTCTGTCAAAGCACAGAATCTTGAGGGTATGGTTGGTCCTTGGATTGCTGATGGAACTCTTCAAGCACTGGATGAAATCATGGCAGAGACAAACCCAAAGGGGTGGAATCAACCATTTATTGCGGCAGCACTGATGAGTCTCAAATATTATGGACCCAACGATCAAAAAGTTCGTGCTGCTTGGGAAGATATCATTGAAGAACGAGGCAACTTTAAAAACGTAAACAAGGATGGTGTCTCACACATCATCTATGAATGGATGAAAGGCAAGTTCTTTAAAGATGTTTCTATCTGCAAGGATACGAAGTGGGAGAACATGAATCGCACAGTTTCTTATATCCTTTATTGGATTGATAAGTATATGGAGGGTGAGGAACTTCAAAAAGTTGGTAATGGATGGGATGATGTTGCTGGTGAATATAAGGACAGAGTTTCTACCTCACAGATGCTCAATAATGTTCTTAGTGTTGTTTGATAAATATAATTGAATATCGTCGCCGCTGACGGAGGGGAAACTGGCAAAATCCAGTTGACTCCCCTCTTTTTTATTGCTAAAATAGAAACAAGGAATATTTAATTATGACAATCAAAGTCTTGTTAATGAAGTCTGGGGAAGATGTCATTGCTGACATCAAAGAAATGGTTTCCCCGGAAAAGCATGTTGTTGGATATTTTCTGACTAAACCATGCGTCATCAAAATGGCAAACACTGATAACATCACTGATGAAGAACTAGATTCAAAGTCTGAAAGAAAGACTGAATTTACAGTGAACATGTATCCGTGGATGCCAATCTCAAAAGAACCAACAATTCCAGTCGCTGCAGATTGGATTGTGACAATGGTCACCCCCATTGACAAAATCTATCAAATGTATAAAGAGGACATTCTAAAAAATGGACAAGAAAGTAATCAAAGTGATCGTGCTGACGAATCAACAGATGCTGGTCTCACAGATTGAGGAAGTAGGTGCTGAAATCGGAGAACCTGATTGCAAATTTTTAAACCCAATGGTAATTTGTGAGAGAAATACTCTCACTCCATGGTTGCTTGAGCAGACTCAGCAAGATGTCTTTATGATTAGTTCTGATAAGATTATCACTCTTGCAGACCCAATGCCAACATTGCTTGAAAAGTATATTGACCTGACTAAATGAGAGTCTTAAGCATTGACCTTGATTACATCATGGCTCCCACAGATCATATCTCTAGGGAGATAGCATTTTCTAATAACCCCATGGTTAGATGGGATGCTTTTTATAATACTTCAAAGTATAAAAAAGAAGATCTGTATTATGATGAAAACAAGTTAATCTTCTTACAAAATCTTTTTAGTGAGGCGATTAAGCATTGTGATAATATCAAGTTTGGATATGATCATGATTCTATTCTTTATCACATAGCAGATTACGATTCAATTGAACTAATTAACATTGATGAGCACGATGATGTTTTGATGTGTGATTATGACTTTGTTACTAGTGAGCGACGTTCACTTGAGCAAGAGGTTGATTATATGCTATACTATGATGCAGTCAATGAGGGAAATTGGATTGGATGGCTTAACGTAAAGAAGAAACTCAAGTCTCTTGTATGGATTGCGAACAAGTATTCTCTCATAGGAGGAAAGAAACAGTTTGTACAAGAATTTATTGATGATTATACGTATGTTGATGATGGTAGTTATCAAATAGATAATTACAAGTTTGATCACATCTTTGTTTGTTTATCGCCACAATACATTCCTACACAACATTGGAATGTAATCAACTGGTTCATTGAAACATATGAACAACATAGTGGCACTAAAGTTGATCCGAGTGATTGGGACAACAAAAAATTTGAAATTGAGTACCTCCATAGGAAAGTGACTGATGCGATTCTACACAAACGTGCAAATGATTGGAAACCAGTTCCTGGTTCGTGGAGTCGAAGACGGACGGAGATTTGAAACCAGGGATGAGTTCTTTCCAACTTTATTTGTAAAGTCGAAGAAGAAAACAAAATATAAAACCCTTACAGGTGATTATGTCGATGAGATTAGACCAGGCACTGTTAGGGATTGTCGTAACTTTTATCAGAAGTATGAGGACGTAGAAGGATTTGATATCTACGGCAATGATCGATATATCTATCAATACATCTCAAAGAAATACCCTGAGAATGAAATCAAGTTTGACATCAGTAAAATCAAACTAGTTACCCTTGACATTGAGACCACTGCTGAATATGGATTCCCTGATGTAGAGTCTGCACAGGAACAAATTATTGCAATCACCATCCAGGATTACACAACTAAACAGATTATCACTTGGGGTGTAAAACCTTTTGCTAACAAGCAAGGGAATGTGACTTATCATCACTGCCCTACTGAACATGAACTGCTTAGTCACTTCATCAACTACTGGATGCAAGATGTCCCTGATGTGGTGACTGGTTGGAACATTCAACTGTTCGATATCCCATACATCTGTAAGCGTCTCAACAGAGTGCTTGGGGAGAAGTTAATGAAGCGTTTCTCCAACTGGGGTCTGGTGACTGAAGGTGAAGTCGTAATCATGGGACGCACCCATCCCGTGTTTGATGTTGGTGGATTGACTCAACTTGATTACCTTGACTTGTATAAGAAGTTTACATACAAAGCACAGGAATCATATCGCCTTGACTACATAGCTGAGGTAGAACTTGGCCAGAAGAAACTAGATCACTCTGAGTTTGAAACCTTCAAAGATTTCTACACTAAGGGATGGCAGAAGTTTATCGAATACAACATCGTTGACGTGGAACTTGTTGACCGTTTGGAAGACAAGATGAAACTGATTGAACTTGCCTTGACAATGGCTTATGATGCTAAGGTAAACTATGCCGATGTTTTCTATCAAGTTCGTATGTGGGATAATATTATCTACAATGACTTGAAGAAAAGAGATATCGTCATTCCTCCTAGAAATAAGTCTCAAAAAAATGAGAAGTATGCAGGTGCTTATGTTAAGGAACCGATTCCAGGAAAGTATGATTGGGTTGCGTCTTTTGACCTTAACAGTCTCTATCCTCACCTTATTATGCAGTACAATATCTCACCAGAGACCCTACTGGAAGAACGACACCCAACGGCAACAGTTGACAAAATCCTTAATGAGGAAATAAATTTTGAATTGTATAAGGACAACGCAGTATGTGCTAACGGTGCAATGTTCCGCAAGGACATTCGTGGTTTCCTCCCTCAACTGATGGAGAGGATGTATGGTGATCGTGTGGTATTTAAGAAGAAAATGCTCGCTGCTAAGCAGCAGTATGAGAAGACTCCTACTAAGGCACTGGAGAAAGAGATTGCGCGATGCAACAATATTCAGATGGCTAAGAAGATTTCACTCAACTCTGCTTATGGTGCAATCGGTAATCAGTATTTTAGGTACTATAAACTGGCCAATGCGGAGGCGATTACGCTTTCTGGTCAAGTCTCTATCCGTTGGATTGAGAACAAAACGAATGAGTATCTAAATAATCTGTTGCAAACAAAAGACACGGATTATGTTATCGCATCAGATACTGATTCGATCTATATTAATTTCGGACCTCTTGTTGATAAATTTTTTGGTGCTAAGTCTAGCGACAAAGCAGCGATTGTTTCTATACTTGATAAGATCTGCCAAGAAAAATTGGAACCTTTTATTGAGGGTTCATATGAACAATTGGCATCGTATGTTAATGCATACGATCAGAAGATGCAAATGAAGAGGGAGAACATCGCTGACCGTGGTATTTGGACTGCGAAGAAAAGATACATCCTCAATGTGTGGGATAGTGAAGGGGTTCGTTATGAAGAACCTAAACTGAAGATGATGGGTATTGAGGCAGTCAAATCCTCAACACCTGCACCTTGCCGTCGTATGATTAAGGATGCATTGAAACTGATGATGAGTGGTACTGAAGAAGATGTGATTGACTTCATTGACAAGTCACGGGCAGAGTTTAAGAGTTTGCCCCCGGAGCAGATCTCCTTTCCTCGCTCTGTATCTAATGTTCAAAAATACAAGGGTTCTTCTGAAATCTATATTAAGGGAACTCCTATTCATGTTCGCGGTGCTCTTCTTTATAATTATTATCTCAAAGATAAAAAACTCACCAACAAATATTCTCTCATTCAAAATGGTGAGAAGATCAAGTTCTGTTATTTGAAGAAACCAAACATCTTACATGAGAATGTTATTTCGTTTATACAAGATTTTCCGACAGAACTTGGTCTTGACAAGTACGTTGACTATGACTTACAATTTGAAAAGTCCTTTGTCGAACCACTGAAAGCAATTCTTGATGCTATTGGTTGGAATGTCGAAAAAACTGTAAACCTGGAATTATTTTTCTCCTAATGGAACTACCTATTAACGACAAAGAACTTGGCACTATTATTAGTGCTATGCGTCTCGGGGGAGATGCTGC